ATCCACGAAAAGTCACGCAAAAGAAACATTGTTGATGCACGTGGTATGTTTATAACATTTCTATTCTTGGCTGATGGAAACTTAACTTGGCAAAGAATCGCACAACAATTTGATCAAGACCACGCAACGGCTATCCATTGCACTCGAAAGTTCTGCGAGTTGTACGGAACGGATGGGGAATACCAGTTCAATGCGAATCAATTTTTTGAGACATTGGAGAAATATGGTTATAATTGCAACGAAACTAAAAAACTATTAGAATATGGACAACCTTACTTTAATCTCAAAGGTACAGTCACTCGAAGAAAGGATAGCACACCTGGAGGCAATGCTTCCGAAAAAATTAGCAGGCTCTCATTTCATTGTGCCATCTCTTGAGGAAGTCGCAGACCACTTTCTTTCTAAAATGCCACACGCTACATCTGAAGATGCACTTAATTTCGCAGATGTTTTCATCTCTCACTATACTAACACTGGGTGGAAGTACGGCAAGAATAAGATGAAAGATTGGAAAGCTGCGATGAGGTCAGCTTGGGACTTAACTAAATTTGTAACTAAAAATAATCACAATGACACAATTGGCAGAATACAACGGACAAGCCTACAACAATGGCTTGACGCATAATGAAAAGGCATATCTTCAGGCGCAGGAACAAATCAATTTAGGTGACTGCACACTCTCAATCTTTAAGCAAACGCTATCCTATGGCATCGTGCTTTACGGAATCAAGACGCTTCCATCCGATGAGGAAACGAATCTATTGTATGGAGTCATTCAAGGCCACTACCGATACGTTACAATTGGTGAACTGGCATTAGCTTTCCAACTCAATGCAGTTGGTCAAGAATGGCCACGTGTGGAATGCTTTGGACTAATGTCGGTTGGCTTTTTATCTGATGTATTAAAGCAATATTCAGAGTATAAAATGAAGATGAATCTTGCCATTGACAAAAAGAAACAAAAGCTATCTATCCCTGCACCTTCAGTAGATGAATCCACTCCAGTTGATTGGCTAAAAATGTTTAATGATGATGTCGAAATGTGGAAAGAGAATAAACGTGACTATGTGTTAATGTTAGCACCGATGAAGCTACGCAAGTTGTACGAACTTGGCGCATACACGGATGGCACGTGGAGTGATGACGAGTGGAAAAGATGGCAATTTATGGCATACAAAAAGACACTTGACGCAAATCAGATGAGTGATTATAAGTTCAAACGACTTGATAAGATGGCAAAGGATAGAATCAAAGAAGATTATCAAGCTGAACTTTCGAGGCTCGTTTATGCTGACATTATGGATAGTCATATTTTGCAACAAAAAGCAAAGGAGGTGTTGTGAAAATCGAATACAACGCAAAGCAAATGCAGGCTCTTGATGCGCTCTCAAAAGATTGCGATATACGTCAAGTTTTATATGGAGGAGCTGCATCAGGCGGCAAGTCATTTCTCGGTTGCGATTGGCAGATAAAACGGAGGTTAAAGTACCCAGGTACACGTGGCCTTATTGGCCGTGCTGAACTTAAGAAGTTGCGATTAAGTACAATGCAAACATTCTTTGAGTTGTGCGCTCATCATAATTTAATAGCAGGAAAACACTATACATACAACGGACAAGACCACGTTATCAGTTGGTACAATGGAAGTCAGACTATCTTGATGGACTTGGCAGATACACCATCTGATCCCGAATTTCAAAGGTTCGGTTCAATTGAATTAACTGATTACTTTGTTGATGAAGCTGGGGAAGTATCAGAGAAATGCGTGAATATCTTGGCATCAAGGGTGCGTTATAAATTGATTAACGACAAACCCAAAGGACTATTGACCTGCAACCCTCACAAAGGTTGGTTGTATAGAGAGTTCTTTGACGCCAAACGTAGTGGACTAATTAGGTCAGACCGTGAATTCATCCAAGCTTTACCCACCGACAATCCGCACGTGTCACCAGTGTATCTCGAATCTCTTTTGTTACTGCCTGAAGTAGACCGCAAAAGACTTTTAGAAGGTGATTGGGACTACGATGAGACAAAAGACCGATTGTATGAATACGATGATTTGTTAAGATGCTTCCGCACACCTGCCAATTCAAACGTTGATAAATTCATAACTGCGGATATTGCTCGGATGGGTGACGATAGGACAGTGATAGTTGTGTGGAACGGATTGCACGCTGAAACATTTGTAGTGCTAAAACACAAACCAATCAATGAAGTTGTGGATACGATTAACCAGTTGGTAAAATCGCACGGAGTGAAGCTATCAAATGTCCTCTGCGATGAAGATGGCATCGGAGGGGGAGCGGTTGATTATTTGCGTTGCAAGGGGTTTCTTAACGGATCAAAAGCGGTGCGAGATAATTATATGAATCTTAAATCCGATTGCTATTTTAAGTTAGGCGAACTCATCACCAACAACCTTATCACATTTGAATCAACTCACAAAGACACCATAGTTAAAGAGTTAGAAATGATACGAAGGGAAAAGTTGGATAGTGATGGGAAATTGCGAGTGACTAATAAAGAAGATTTGAAAAAGAGGCACGGCATCTCTCCTGACTTTGCAGATGCAATAATGATGCGTGCGTTTTATGAATTAAAAAAGAATTTTGGTAAATACGCATTCAAATGATTATAGGTTGGTTTAGTTGTGGAGTGACCTCCGCTATTGCTTGTAAATTAGCAATTGATGAATACGGCAAAGACAATGTAAGATTGTTCTACATTGAAATTGATTCAGCACATAAAGACAATGAACGCTTTATTTCAGATTGTGAAAAATGGATGGGTGTAAAAGTAGAACGCAGACGATGTTCTAAATATCGTGACCAGTTTGAAGTTGTAGAAAAAGCCAAATTCGTGAACAGTCCTAATGGCGCAATGTGTACAAAGGTTCTAAAAAAAGATGTGCGTATTGCAATTGAAAAAGAGGTTGAATTTGATGGGCAAATATTTGGTTTTGAATTCTCAAAAAAAGAAATCAATAGAGCTATCAGATTTGGTGAACAATACCCAATTTCAAAACCATTATATCCGCTCATTGATAAGCAAATGACTAAACAACAATGCGCTGAATTGCTTTTAATGAATGGTATTGCATTGCCAAAAATGTATGAATTAGGATTTCACAACAACAATTGTATTGGTTGCGTGAAAGGTGGTAAGGGTTATTGGAATCACGTGCGTAAACACTTTCCAAATGAATTCGAACGGATGGCAAAAGCTGAAAGAGTAGCTGGTCATTCGTGTATCAAAAATAGATTCTTAGATGAACTGCAACCCAATGAAGGTAAACACGAACCTCCAATTGTTCCCGACTGTGGAACATTCTGCGAGATTGAATTTGCAGATCTAATTAGTCCCAATACCGAAAAGATTTTGAATGGCTACACAACTATCAAACAATTAAAATTATTTTGATATTGTAGAAATTTATTTATATTTGCAACAACTAAAAAAACATAATATGGAACTAAACAAATTAATCAAGATGCAGGCAGAAAGCTACGCATCATTCGGGAATGAAGATGATATGAGTGGCTCTGCTTATTTCGCTTTTATGGCAGGTGCAAAGTATGCACTTGAATTAATCAGCAAACAAATCAATGACGAATTATGAAAAATAAAATTACAATTGAAGACCACGAAAAGTTGAAGGTGCTTAACTTACTAATGTGGTTGCAGGCTTCATTGTATGCAGCGGATGAATGTGAGACCGTCAAATGGTTTTACAATCACCAAACAAAGATGCTTTTAAAGAGGCTCAATGATTCTATACAAAAACAACACGGAAGAACAATAGCCAGTTTATGGGATGTTGATGGCACTTTACTTCCAAATGTTACTCAACAAATTGGTGAATTTACAGAAGAGATGGCGACTTACGGATATTGGATGCTACCCGAATTGACGAAGTTGATTCAAAACGCTAAAGAGGAATCCGAAAAAGTGGAGGTGGTAAATGAGAAAGAAGTGCTTTAGTTGTAACCGCAAATTCCCTTTGTTCTTTTTTTCAAAAGATAAGATGAAATATCAAAGGCCAAGTGACCATAAGAGGGTAAAGTGCTGCCGCATTTGTAACTATTTCAAATGGTCAAAAGATGGCGAAGGTTGGTTCTTTGATTATAGCATTGGTAAGTTTACCAAAGAAATATTTAATTCAAAATTTAGCGTATTAAAAAGAGTAATAAGATGAATATAACACATGATTTTGACAACTGTCAAAGCGACATTTACAAAGAAGTAATTACCGATCTAATCTCACGTGAAAAGATGGGGAGGATGAAGTATGGAACAACGGTTGATAAGGCGAATTTATCAGAGAAAGAATGGATGCAGCACGCCTATGAAGAAGCTTTAGATTTTGCTATCTACTTAAAAAGAATGATGTCAAAAAAATGACATTAGCACCCCCAATTAAAAGAGTGGCATTGCGCCACTTTTTTTTTGCCCTTATTCCCTCATTTAACTCCTCACTTAATCCCGCATTTAATCCCTCTAATTGTGCAATATATCGCACATTAAACGCATTGAGTTGAGTATATGTATGAATTATGCTACGATTATTCTTATCCAATTCAATGTAGTAATCAAGTGACCTTACACCAAGTACAACTAACCTTCTTTCAATGCTCAAAGAATCCAGCTCCTTCCATCTCAATGAGTCTTTGGATAGCTTCTGTGTATGCGCTATCAATGGCAGTGCTATCCATAAGATAGATAGTATCAATGTCCTTTTCATATATCGTTTTTAATTTGGTGCGTTCAATCGTTAACGTATCAATTCGCATTTGATATTTCGTAATGGTATCTGAAGTGGTTACAAATTGTAACCGACTGGGTGCAGGTCTGCAAATCAACACACCAATGGCAATGCCGATACTAATAGATGCAACCTTGATTAATACGATAGTTCTTAACGTGAAATTCTTTTCCATTGCCCCTTGTTATTATTGCAAATCCGTGATTGTATTTTGAATATGGATTGTAATCAGGACTTAACTCACTCAAACAACCCACACCCCAGCACGTTATCACCTTGCCATTAACATCCCTTTCCGTGTGTTCTGCTGTTTGGTGATGATGCCCACACATTGCATTTGCTTTTGTCTTCAAAAACAATCCCCTTGCCACGTTAACTGATGGTATAAATTGCTTTCCAAATTCGTGACCGTGAAATATGGATAGACCGCCTACATTCAATTTGTTTTTACCTTCTATCCATTGGACATTATTCTTATCAAGATGGCAAAGTGAAGCGAAATCAAAGGCATCAATGTCGAATAGTTCAGGTGCTTTAACCCTCATATATCTCCAATACCTTTCTTCGTGGTTGCCTTCTTTGTAAATGATTTCTGCATTTGGGAATGTTTGCCTTAATTCAGAAATAAAAGTACGCATCGCATACAACTCATCTTTGAACTTGCGCTTCTTTGGGTCTTTCACAAAGTCACTGATCATGTGGCAATCCAATGCATCTCCATTCAATACAACTGTATCAACTCCTTCATCTAATCCAGTTTGGATAGCTACCGAAATTGCGTCAATGTCGTGATATGGGATGTGAATATCTGATAGGATTAAAATCTTTTTTCCTTTGATGTCAATATGCCTGCGACCTTTGGCATACGACTTCGGTAACTTGAATGGATTGCGTGGCCTTTCCTCTGATTTGTACAAAGATTTATCAGTTGTTTCTTTTCGATTTCTTGCACCATTCTTGCCTTCAATTCTACGCAATACACCACGTGCATCTTCAACACCCAGGAACGTTTCAAAGTGTTCCTTTGATAGTTTCTTCGCCAAGGTTAAAGTTGGTGTATCAGGAAAACGCTCACGCAATTCACGTGCGATTTTTGTCTTTTGACTTTCTGCTGCCATATATTTTAGAATGGTTGGTATACTGTTCTACCACCACTCTTGACCGCACGTAATATCTGACCTCTATTTCCCTCCTTGTTGTAACTTACGTGTACCCAAGCTGGTGCGTTCTCACTTCCAAACTCCCAAATGAGTTGGTCAAATGTACAATTATTTTTTATCCAATCAAATAACTCTTTGTTATTTATGCCACCGTGAATATCTGCATCAATATCCAACGCTTTACCCTGGATATGTTGTGAACTTTTTGAACCACCAATGCGTGTATTTAATTCGATGCTTCTGAACCCTGACGAAATACCAATAGGCTTGCCGAAATGCTCACGCACCTTATCAAAAATGTTGGTGCAAACTAACTTGAGATTGCTCAATTGTTCAGCATTTGGAATGTTACCAATCTTCAACGCAGTAGCTTGATTGCTATGAGTTACCTCTTTATATGATACGTACTTACTTACCTTTTCCATCAGTCATTGCATCTGTTATATCTTCACTCTTTCTACCTATGATTGTCTTAATCTTGCTCCACAAATCCTTACCAGTTACGGACTCAATTGATTCAATAATTGATTTGAATTCAATGATGGCTACCACGGTTGCTATCAACTTTGTAATGGGGATAAGTTGTTCTATTATGTAAGTTTCAATTAAGAATCCACTCACAATAGCTATTTGATACAACATCAATTTGGTAATGGTATCACTCATTCTGCGAGAGCGAATTCTTTGCCCTAATTTAATAGCTTTCCACACACCTACCACCATATCCATAGCCACCAAAAAACCAATGGTTATCATCAGTTCTTTGATTGGCAAAAAGACAGTTGCAATACCTAAGAGCCACAACTTTACTTTCATCTTTTCTCCTGCTTTTTGAGATATTGCTTCAATAACTTTTCGTACTCTTTTCGCTTTAGTACGATGGAGGGAGAAAGTCTCTTATTGACCACTTGGTTCGCCATTCTTTATAGGAATTTGTTATTAAAAAGTTGCTCTTTCCGTATGGGTTACGATCGGGGAAGATGTTATTATCCGTATTGTTGGTGTACTCGGGGAATAACGTTGAATTAAAACACAAATAATCCACCATTCTTTTAGTATACCAACGTGCGTTCTGCCTTGCAGCTTCCTTTAACGATTCCATTTCACTCTTTGTGACTGGTGTTGTGTCCTCACTTTGTCTGCTTACCAAGTTACCATTGTCGTGCTTATACAAAAGTGATGGGTATAACTCTACCATAGTCCACCATAACACAACCTTTAACACGTATTCGTTTAATAGCGTAGCGTAGTCACCTGATAACGTGCCATTGCTCACCTCATCTTTCAATTTTACCGTCAAATTTGTCCCCAAAAAGTTGGTCAAATACTTATCTTGTGCCAAATAAATGGCAGGTCTGATAAGATTGGGATCAACTGCATCAGTTAAAGGTGTGAACTTCTTTATATAATCCTCATTGATGAGTAATATTTCTTGTGGTATTGGCATTTTCTTAATTTTTATTTGTTTCCGAAACGTGGATTAGTGGGTAAAAATCCGTTGTATGGCATATCAATAGGTCTGCGTTCTACTAAATAGTTATTGCGAACTTTATAGCCTGCCTTTTCAGCTTTTGCCCAAGCTTGTGTGCGTACATTTGGGTTGTTCAAATCCAATCCAAATCCTTTGGCACTTATGTACAATTGCTTTTTCCAAATGTGGTGACAATTCCCGCCACCTTTATAGAGCCAACAGCTATAAGTGTCCGCTCCATTTGGCCCCCATCCTGGATTAACTGCCTTATTACCCATTGCTAAAATATCTTCCTTTCGATATAGCTTGTCAGCTTGTAGCATTTTAGTGCAAAAAGGTCTTGTAACATCGGTTATTTGACCACTATAACGATAGCGTGTGTAATACTTTCTTTCGTCAATAGTTTTATCCTGCTCACTGGTTGCATTTGGCTTGGCTGTTCCAGTACTTACTTGATGAATTTCGACTGCATCAAAGATGTGTGAAATAGCTTCATTTTCGCTATCATCTTCATCATAATCTACATCGTACTCATCAATCAAAATCCAATCCTCATTTGCATCTTCACCGAGTTGGATTAGTTCTTCAGCTATTGCATCTAACTCATTATCCGCAACTACTTTTTTTTTTTGAACTACTTGAGTAGGGTCAATGACTACATTAGAAAGGTTATCAAAAATGTTATTTATTTCAACATCTCCCAACATCGGGAATGCAGCCTTTGTAATTGCTTTTGCTGATGGTATAGTTAACACATTCGCAGTTGTTTGCACAATGATTTCAAGGAGTGAAGCTATCTGTGCTCCATTCAATGCTTGACTTGCAACGTCTACGCTTGCAGTTGTTGTTCCTGCATCAGTTACTACCTCATCAGTCAACAAATCATTTTGTACAATTGTACAATTTGCAATGACTCCAAATGATGCAAGTATTGTTTCAGCTGCATCAGTTATTAATCTTTGGAATGGATCAATTACTTGACGTGAAAAAATGCGCAATGCAGTTTTCATTTCATCGGTATTTGAACCCAATCCGCCTCCATCTCTAACACCAAATAACAAAGGAGATGTCACACGATGGCTAACTAAAATGCTTTCCACTGCTTGGTCTACCAACGTGGTAAATTGCTTATCCATATCACTCACTGGAAATGGAGTGAACTCAACACCTCTATCTCTTTCCTCATTGAAAAACGTTAAGACCTTACCAGCATTTTCAGCACCTTGAATAGATGCAGTAAGCTGATTTTTAATCATGTGTTGTTCTTCGAGTGAAGGTATGCCGTTGTTAAATGATGCAATTAATGAGGGGAAGAATCCGTTAAGAATCAAGTTCACTTGATACTCACTTAACTGCCTCATCTTTTCTATCTCATTGATAGCACCAACGTAATCAGGCTTGGGATAGTATTCGCTACCTACCATCATGTGGTGAACAAATAAAACCTGCTTTGGCAATGCGTCTTTTTGTTCTTCGTTAAACATGGGAATGTAATGCGGAACATTTTTCTTTTTACGCATATCACTCCAATCCCGACTATACCAAACTCCAGTTATGGAATCATCTTCATCGCTACACGCTAAACGACAATTTTCAAATGGTAGATGATTAACTTGCGCAATGGTACTTCTATCCATTGACCATATTACCTCCCAATAAAAGCCACCGTGAAGCTTCAAATCCAACGCAGTAGCGTTAACTATCTTATCAATTGAAAGTCTTTTGATTTCATTAACCGCTTGCGTTGTTGATGCAGTCATTTCACGTCCTGCAATCATATAAGATATAGAGTTAACGAGCGCACCGTGTATTGGTGACTCGTTATAAAGTTCTATCAAATATTGAGGAAAGGCATTTGCCTCTCCGTAACTCACCCATCCTTTTCTATCCTCGATTTCAATAGGCGCAATCTTGACGTATTTCGCCATCTCTATTTGAGTTGCTCCAACTCTTTGCTTTATTTCGTCTATCAGATTAGCCATTGTATTCTATATCGTTTGGGATGGTTAGTGTTGGTTGGTCAAAGTACTGCGTTAGCGTAGTGAATTCAATATAACCCCTCTTAAGTTCTCCAACCACATCAGCATCAGCAGGATCAAGGTTAGTACTCGAATTTTGACCATAAATAACGTAGTTGTAACGGCCTCCATCAGTGATGAGAATACTGCCATTAACGGCATCATCTGCATTTGTACTAATTGACAAAGTAGTGATTCTCTCATTGCTGCTTATTAGCGTTGGAATAACCGCAAATATTTGTAATGTAATTTCGTTTTGAATTACAAGTAAGTAATCCGTGAACGAAGGTAAAAGCAAAACCCCTTCCTCTAATGAAAGAAGAAGGGTTTGCGAGGCAGTATTTGTCTGTAAGTAATTCATTTACCTACAAATATAAATTAAATAGTTGGTGCTACAACGGTGATACTTCCGAAGTTATCGAAAGGTACTGAACTAAAACTTTCAAGACGATAAGCCTTGTGAGCTTCTTCAGCAGTCAATGTGATAGTGTACCCATTCAAGTCACCTTTAGCAACTCCAGTAGCAGTTGATGCAGCAGTTACTTCTGCGCCATCCATACGACCTACCATCCAAATGTTATCGTTGTTATCTTGTACAAAAACAACAAGACGATTTTTACCAAGTAACTCCAATTGCTTTCTGCGTGGTGCAGATAGTTTGAAGAATGTAGCAGTTACCGTTTGCGTATAAAAAATTGTACCGTTTTCAACAGATGAGGCTACCTCTTCGGTAAAACCACCAGTATGCTTTGGGCAAATGTATTTGTAGATGGATGCAGTAGGCAACGCATCAATTTCTTCGGTGCTACCATCAGCAGTTACACCGCTCAAAAAGTCAGCGTGTTGCTGCAAGTAGATTGCTTTGATTCCACCGATTGTATCTTTACAATCCAAAAGGAATCCTGCGGTTAATTCACAAGCCATATTATTATTTTTTTTATTAGTTAAAATAAAGGGAAGGCAGACCTAACCACCTTCCCCTTTACTTGTGGTTAATTAGTTGTGACCGATTACGCAGTCAGTCAATACACCTACTTGAACTCCAGTGCGGAATCTCATAGCCATACGAACGTTATCAGATGCATCAGTCAAAGACATATCTACAACCTTAACTTCAGCGAAGTCAGAGTTTGCATCTACACCTACAAATAAATTAGAAGGTTGAGCAGCGATAACAGTTCCAGTTGAAATACCAGGACAAACATAAATGTCGTATCCGTTAAATTGCAAGTTGAAATCTTCAGAAGCTTGGAACAAATTAGCATAACCTAAAGCAGATACTGCTTGGCGATAAAACTGAG